GCTCATGCTGCGCGGCCCCTGGAATGACGAGCTGATCAGCGAAATGCGCATGTTCCCGAACGGGGCGCATGACGATCAGGTCGACGCCCTCTCGCGCGCTTTCAGTGAGCTGGAAGGCGGAAACACCGGGATGCTGGACTACCTGCAGCGCATGACGCAGGAAGCCCAGGCCCGCAAGGAAGAAGCACCGAATGGCACGTAACGCATCAATGGGCACGGACCTTGAGCCCGGCCTCGTCGCGCGCGTTGCGGCGGGCCTGAAGTACGCCCTGACCGGCAACGCTGGCGGGATCTGGATGGGCCCGATGGAGCCGCTTGCGCCCGTCGTGGCGCCCGAGCAGGCTGAGTCGGCAGGCGTTGCCGGCCGGATCACCGACTACCGCGTCGGCTACAACACCAACACCGCGCCGCGGCATGGCGAGCCTGTGGGCTTCCCTGCGCTGCGCCTGCTGGCGGACAACTTCGACACCCTGCGCCTTGTCATCGAGACCCGCAAGGACCAGGTGTGCGCGCTGCCCTGGCAGGTGGTTCCCCGCAACAAGAAGCTGAAGCCGGACGCCCGCTGTGAGGCGGCCGAGGCCTTCCTGCGCTGCCCGGACCAGACCAACGACTGGGCGACCTGGCTGCGCATGCTGCTGGAGGATCTCTACGTCCTGGACGCCCCGGCGATCTACTTGCGGCGCACGCGCGGCGGCGAGCTGTACGCGGCCGAGCCGATCGACGGCGCCACGATCAAGCCCGTCATCGACGCCACCGGCCGCACCCCTAAGGAGGGCCCGGCATACCAGCAGGTGCTCAAGGGCGTGCCCGCCGTCGACTACACCCGCGAAGAGCTCATCTATGCGCCGCGCAACCGCCGCACGCACAAGGTCTACGGCTTCGGCCCGGTCGAGCAGATCATCAACACGGTCAACGTCGCGCTGCGCCGCCAGCAGTTCACGCTGGACTACTTCACGTCTGGCACCGTGCCCGATGCGCTGGCCGGTGTGCCTGCTGAGTGGACCCCCGAGCAGATCGCGCAGTTCCAGACGTACTGGGACACGCTGCTGATGGACGACATGGCCTCGCGCCGTCGCCTGAAGTTCGTCCCCGGCGAGATCGCGCGCAACTTCAAAGAGATCAAGCAGCCGCCCCTCAAGGACCAGTTCGACGAGTGGCTGGCCCGGATCGTCTGCTACTGCTTCGCGATCGACCCGACCCCGTTCGTCGCCCAGGTCAACCGCTCGGTTGCCGAGACCACGCGCGAGCAGTCCTTGAGCGAAGGCATGGCGCCCACGATGCACTGGGCGAAGCTGGCCGTCGACCGCATCCTGGCGGCCGGTGGCTGGGGCGAGCTGGAGCTGGCCTGGAAGGAAGGCGAGATCGTCGACCCGGTGAAGCGCCAGCTGGTGTTGTGCGCCTACGTGACCGCCAAGATCCTGCACCCCGACGAGGCCCGCGAGGTCTTGGGGCGTGACCCCATGACGCCCGAGCAGCTGGAAAGCATCAAGCCGCCGGCGCCCGTCGTGGCCGCTGGCCAGGCGCCCGATGACGACGAGCCGAGCAAGCCCGGCGCGAAGCCCGCAGCGGGCAAGGACGAGCCCAAGGACGACGCCGAGAAGGCCGACCGGGCCATCCACATCCACAACCACATCACCACGCCGGCAACAGAGGTGCAAATAGAAAAATCTGCCCCTTTTGATGTTGTTGGATCTGACGCAATTGCGTCGATTGCGGCAAGTTTTGGGGCATTTGTCGCAAAAGAACTACCGACCCCAACAGTAACCGTAAATATGCCTGGAATAAACATCCCGGCGCCTGTTGTGGAAATTGGGGGGCCAATCATCAATGTTGAAGCCCCGAAGCCTGCTGATGTTCTGGTTGACGTGGGTGCAATTACTTTGCACGCTCATATCGAGCAGCCCGAGCAGCAACCCAAATCGCCAACGGAAACAGTCGTCATTGAACGCGATTCTCAAGGTCGCGCCACTGTCATGCAAACGAGGCCGGTGACCAATGGCTAGCATCACTTCCGCCCAGACCGGCAACTGGTCCGCGACCTCGACTTGGGTGGGGGGTGTCGTGCCAGTGCTTGGGGATGCGTTTGTGATCGCTGCCGGTCACGTGGTGACGGTAGACGGGTCGTATCGTGTTGGCGACGACTCTGCGAACGCAGGGGTGATCAACGGGACGCTTCGAGCTTCTCGAACAGTGTCTTCGTCACTGGCTGTTCGCGGAACTATTCGCACCAATGGTGCGACTACGGCCAACATTGACTACGGAACCAAGGCAAGCCCAATTCCGGCCGGCGTGACTGCCACGCTCCTACTGAACGACAGCGCCACCCTGGCAAACGCCAAATACGCCGCGAACTTTGGGCAAAGCAATGGCGCCAAGGATGTCTCGTTCTATGGCGCACCAAAGACCTACGCAACAAAGACTAGTGCTGCAACTGCGGTTGCCGCACCTTCCATCTTCGTTGCCGAAGCATCCGGCTGGTCCATCGGCGACCGAATCGGACTGGGCGGTGATCTTGCCGCAACGATCACGGCGAATATGCCTGAGCAGCGCGAATCGCGCTTCATTACGTCAATCTCTGGCACAGGGCCGGTCACAATTGGCCTGAACTCGCCGCTCACGTATGCACATGCGAATGGCACGCGTGTGGTGAACCTCACCCGAAACGTCCGCATCGGCTCATACAGCAGCACAGTGTGGGCCACAGGCCTACTGCTGAACCCGACCGGCAGCATCGAATTGTCCAACGTCGAAGTCTGTTGCGGTGGAATCGGCACTCCTGGTGGGACCGTGTGGCTGCAGAAGGCAAATGCAGCAACGGTCGGAGACATGCAGGGTATGTCTCTGCACGAATTCACGCTTGCAGCAGCACCGGGTGCGGCTCAAGCAAACGCCTCGGGCACAGGGCTGCTTCACGTTTGGTCGCAACCGCAGATCGACATGCAGGATCTGGTTTGCTACGTCACGAACCAGAACAATTGGTTCACGCTCGGCGCCCCGTCTGGAAAATTTAGCCGGGCGTATGTGATTGGCGGAAATACATTCCTGCGCGGAGGTCAGGCTAGCGAAACGCCAGTCGGCGTCACCTTCTCAGACTCTGAGTTCTATTGCACCAATGGGATTTACGGCCTTAACGTCGGCTATGGGATCAAGGTCGAGCGATGCATCATGGAAGGGCTGCAGCGTGTGGCGTTCGACACCACACAGGTGGCAATAAGCGACAGCGTAATTCGCGGCGTCACATCTACAGGTTCCAACGTCTTCAATGCAGGCTCAGAGGCCTACATTGACGTTTCAAACGTTACCGTTTCAGGTAGTGCTCTAAACGCGATGGTCACGACGCCATCTGCGCTAAAGGGGGGTTATGTCCAGATCGTGGGAATCAACGGGGACACCACCGACAGCCGCATGTGGAAGCAGGGGGCTTTCTTTTCGACAGACGCCGCACAGCGCATCAGGGGGCCAAAGTCGCTGAAGATTCAGCCAGGTGCGGATAGTACGACCGCAAACGTTTCCACCCCATTCGACGTGAAGTTCACTGGAAAGTCGGGGGCGACCTACAGGATCGTCGCCTACGTGCGTGTTGACAGTACCTACGGCACAGCCAGCCCGCCAGTTATGTCCATCTCGGCGCCGGGCGCTAGCTCGGTGGACACCGCGCCGGCAAACATCGACACGTGGAACAAAATCACCCGCGATGTAACGCTCACGGCGAATGGGCAAGTCACGGTTCGATTGACGGTAAAAGGTGCGGGAGGAACCGTCTGGTTTGATGGCGTGCCGGATGGTGCTTTCGTTCAGTCTGCCCGCCACTTCGGCTACGAACTGGACAACGAAACTCCCTACGTGATCGCTGACCCCCGCATCACGCTGTCCGAGGCTGCCGCGCTGGCTTTGCCCGTGGCTGTCAACCACACCACGCAGACCATCACGGTGGCCGGCTCGCTGACGCCGGCCCAGGTCTATCAGGCCTGCAATGCCGACCTGTGCCAGACGGCGAACCTGAGCAGGGCCATCCACATCACAGCCGACAGCACGGCGAGCACGTTCACGACCACCTACACCGTGGTTCTGTCCGGCGCGGGAGCAATCAGCGGTAGCTACACCGACGCCGCCGGCACCAAGACGACAGTGGTGATTGCCTCGTCCGGCATGCCTGTTGGTGCGCGCTACCAGTTGTTCAACGCCACGGACAACGTGGAGATCTTGAACGACGTAGCAGCTGGGCAGCTTACCTACTCGCAGGTTTTCTCTGGCGCGAAGACGCTGCGCCTGCGCTGGGCCAAGACGGGCCTGCTGCCGCAAGAGCTGACCGCGGTGCTTACATCTGGTGGCGCGACGTTCCTGTGCACTCAAACGACCGACACGGTGTATGTCGCCAACGCCATCGACGGCAGCACCTGCACCGAGTTCACGCCGGACTACCAGAACCTGCAGATCGACACGAACGACCCTGACGGCGTTACCAGCGTGCAGCGCGTCTACGCGTGGGCTCGATGGGCGAACACCACGGCTGACGGCGTGCGCCTGATGCACAACGCAGTCACTGCAGATGATTCTTCAAACTACCTGATCAACACCTCGGTGGTTGACGCAAGGCTGCAGAACACGGTGAGCGCGGGCGTGCTGCTAGTCACTGGCGGCTACCTGCGGCGCAGCGACGGGACCAGCGTTATCGCTTCAGGCCCTGGCTCCATCCAAATGGACCCGGGCCGTGCCTACATTGCGGGGGCGTCGGGGCCTGCGCTGCAAGTCGATGTGCGGTACGTCAACGGCGTTCTGATCCGCGGCACTGGGGTCCCCGGTGACACGTGGGGGCCTGTGTGAGTGCGTGGGGTGATACGTGGGGCGCGTCCTTGGGAGACTCCTGGGGCGCCGTAAGAAAAGCAAATGGGGCCGGCATTGTGTTTTTATGGGCCGACCCAAAGCCGCCGCACAGAGAGGCAGATGATTTCGACGATCAGCGCACCGTTGATGACGAAAACGATCTGTTATTCATGTTGGCGGCACATCTATCTCATTAATGAAGGGCACGAGAATGCACCTGTGCGTCACCTGCCAGCCGGTGCGTCCCGTGTTCTCCGGGCTCATCAAGGCCGCGAACGGGCGCAAGCCGATCGAGCACGAGCGCGCGGCGGTCAAGCGGGCGCGCAGCAAGATGCGCCGGGCCCTGGCGAAGTACCTCAAGGGCAAAGCGGCCGAAGCGGCCCTGCAGTTGGCGCAGATCCTGGAGCTGGCCGAGAAGCGCAGCCCGTCCCGCGCTCGGGCCGAGGCCGCGCTGGCGCAGTTGGAGCTCGACTGGTCGGACGCGCCGGAAATGCTCGAGCAGTACCTGGCCGCCGTGGCTGTCTCCGGTGGCGGCGCGGCGCTTGAGCAGTTGGGGATCGGGCAGGGCGAGGAACGCGACCTGATGCGCCTGCGGGCCGAGGCCTGGGCACGGCAGCGAAGCGCAGAGCTGGTCGGCATGAAGTGGGTAGATGGCGAGCTGGTGCCGAACCCGCGCGGCGAGTGGCAGATCGACGAGGCCACGCGCTCCATGCTGCGAACGGCGGTAGAGGATGCCATCGACGAAGGCTGGAGCGCGCAGAAGCTGGCCGAGCAGATCGCGGCGGATCACGCCTTCTCGGACGCCCGCGCAGAGACCATCGCGCGCACTGAGATCGCGTTCGCGGACACCGAGGGCACGCTCATCGGCTGGGAGCGCTCGGGCCTGGTGGCCGGCAAGGAGTGGCTGACGGCTGATGACTGCTGCGACGAGTGCCAGGCGCTCGACGGCGAGGTTGTGGGCCTGCGCGATGAGTTCCCCGGCGGCGTCAGCGGTCCGCCCGCGCACCCGAACTGCCGGTGCACCGTGCTGTCGGTCCTGGCTGACAACTGACCCCGGCCACATTCACACCTGACCCGCCCACTGAGGCGGGTTTCTCGTTTCTGGAAGGACGAACCCATGACGAAGATCTACGGCGCGATCGCGAAGACCGAAGCGCAGGACGACGGCACCATCAAGGTTTGGGGCTATGCCTCGTCTGAGGTGGTCGACAGCGACGGCGAGACCATCACCGCCGACGCCATGAAGGCGGCCCGCGATGGCTACATGGCCTTCGGCAACGTGCGCGAGCAGCACGACCCGAAGAAGGCGGTCGGCGTGGCCATCGACTACGAGGTGCAGGACGACGGCCGGACCTGGTTCGGCGCGCACGTGGTCGACCCCGTGGCCGTGCTCAAGGTGAACACTGGCGTGCTCAAGGGCTTCAGCATCGGCGGGCGCGTTCCCCCCGGTGGCCGCGACGGCAAGGTGATCAAGTCGATCGACCTGCGCGAGATCAGCCTGGTGGACCGCCCGGCCAATCCCGAGGCCGTGTTCACCATGTTCAAGGCCGACGCCGGCCCCGAGGACGACGCGGGCCCGGACACCGAAGGGCAGGGCCTGGTCGAGAACGCCGACACCGTGAAGAAGGGCCTCTACGACGTGGGCCGCTTCGCGCAGATGCTGCAGGAGCTGGGCTACGTGGTGGCCGATGCCGAGTGGGAAGCGCAGTACGAAGGCGACGCCTCCCCGCTTCCCGCCGCGCTGCGCGATTGGCTGGGCCAGGGCCTGGGCATCCTCAACTCAATGGCCGCCGAGGAATCCGCCGAGCTGCTGGCCCGCCTGCACGCTGCCGTGCCGGCCCCTGCCGTCACCGAGGTGGCGATGGCCGACGCCGGCGGCGACCTGGCCAAGGCAGGGAAGCGCTTCAGCACCGCCACCAAGGCCGCGCTGAAGGCCGCGCACGACGCCTGCAAGGCCGCCGACAAGGCGCTGGCCGACCTGGCCTATGACGCCGACGAGGACGAGGGCACCGAAGCCAGCGACGGCGAGAAGGCGGACGCTCCGGCCGGCGACCAGATCCAGAAGGCCGCCGTCGTCGACGAGCTGGCCGTCTTCGTCAAGGCCGCGGGCGCCTCGTCCGGGCTGGAGCTGCTCAAGGCCATGGCCGGCGAGATCGAGCGCCTGAAGGCCGAGCCCGCCGCCCCGAAGGGCTTCGCCAACGGGCAGGGCCTGACCATCAGCAAGGCCGCCGACCGCGACGACGAGCCCGAGAAAGAAACCGCCCCGGTCGTCAAGGCCGATGGCACCCCCGACGAAGTGGCGACGCTCATCAAGGCCGCCCAGGCCAAGCCCGTCCGCATCGTCTGACCGAATCACCCTCCGGGTGTAACTCCCGCCGCTTCACGCGGCTTTCTCCCCTGAAAGGAAAAGGCAATGTCCGCCTTGAACATGAGCGAAATCCTGGAGCTGGTGAAGACCTCGCAAGCCCAGGCCGTCGATGAACTGACCAAGAACTTCACGCAGCCCGGCAGCGCCACCGCCGGCATCCAGGGCTATGACCTGGAAGCGCCGTCGAAGAAGCTGTACCCGCTGCTCACGCCGCTGCGCAACAGCATCCCGCGCGTGGGTGGCGGCTTCGCTGTCCAGGCCAACTGGCGGGCGATCACCGGCATCAACACGACCCGCGTGCGTGCTGGCATCTCCGAGGGCAACCGCGGCGCCCAGGTCAGCCACACGAGCGCCGAGTACTTCGCGGCCTACCGTGGCCTGGGCCTGGAAAAGTCGGTGACCTTCGAGGCCGACTACGCCGCCAAGGGCTTCGAGGACGTCAAGGCGCTGGCTGTCCAGCAGACCCTGGAGTCCGTGATGCTCGAGGAAGAGATGATCCTCTTGGGCGGCAACACCTCGCTCGCGATGGGCACGACCCCGACGCCGACCCTGGCCGCCAGCACCACCGGCGGCACGCTGGCCACGCAGACCCTCTCGGTCATCGTCGTGGCCCTGGGCCTGCAGTCGTACTGGGACGTGGCCGGCATCAACAACGGCCAGTCCGGCCAGTCGTTCGACGCCACCACCGCCCTGGTCCGCGCGCAGATCACCCGCACCAACGCTGACGGCTCGACCGACACCGTGAACGCGGGCACCGCGCAGAAGTCGGCCGCCGCCACCGTGTCTGTGACCGGCGGCACCGGCTCGGTCACCGGCACCGTGGCTGATGTCCGCGGCGCCGTGGCCTACGCCTGGTTCTGGGGCCCGGCCGGCTCCGAGCGCCTGGGTGCTGTGACCACGATCAACAGCGTGTCCATCACCGCGCTGACCGGCGGCAGCAACCAGCTTGCGTCGACCCTGCCCTCGGCGGACGCTTCGACCTCCGGCCTGGAGTTCGACGGCCTGCTGACCATCGCCAGCAAGTCGGCGCTGGGCAGCTACTACCAGGCACTGCCCACCGGCACGCCGGGCGTCGGCACCACGCTCACGGGCGCCGGTGGCCGCGTGGTGGAGATCGACACGGCCCTCGCGGTCTGGTTCGACAAGTACCGCCTGCAGCCGAACGAGATTCACCTCTCGTTCCGCCAGTTCCAGAAGATCACCAACCTGGTGTTGGGCCAGACGAACCCGAACGTCATGTTCACCGTCGACCCCAACAGCGCCACCCAGGCGCTGACCGCCGGCCGCAACGTGGGCAAGTACCTCTCGCCCATCACTGGCCAGGTGATCGACCTGATCGTGCACCCGAACATGCCGCCCGGCACGATGTTCTTCCGCACGACCCAGGTGCCCGCCTACCTGGACGGCGTGACCTCGCTGGACCGCGTGCGCACCCGCCGCGAGTACCACCAGATCGAGTGGCCGCTGCGTACCCGCAAGTACGAGTACGGCGTGTATGTGGATGAAGTGCTCCAGCACTACTTTCCGCCCGCAATCGGCCTGATTAAAAACGTTGCCTAACGTAGGCGGCAAATAGAATCCTCTTGTTCACTCAAGAGGGTTCTATGCGCGGGGTTTACGCGATCAGCAACGCAATCAACGGCAAGCACTACATAGGGTCAGCTGTTGATATCAGGGCACGGTGGAAGTCTCATCGGAGCATGCTGAAGAACGGCACGCACCACTCCCCGCAGTTGCAGAGATCCTGGAGTAAGAACGGCCCCGGGGCCTTCTGCTTCAAGGTCTTGGAGCTTGTGGAGAGTGGCGACTTGCTGGTGAGAGAGCAGCACTGGATCAACGCCCTCAAAGCGGGAGATCCAAGGCACGGTTACAACGTGGCCCCGGTGGCTGGGACTCGCGCCGGCGTGCCCCAGCCACAGTCCATGAAGGACCGATTCAGCATGGAACGCGCGGGCGTTCCAAAGAGCCCTGAGACCAGGCAGAAGATGAGCGCAGCAGCGAGCGGGCGCCGGAAGTCTGATGAGCATCGTCAGAAACTGCGCGAGGCCGCCGCGAAGCAGTTCTCAAGCGCTCGCGCGCGCGCAGCAGCCGCTGAACGGCAAACCGGGAAGCCAAGCCCAATGAAGGGGCGTCGGCACTCCGCTGAATCCATTCAGAAGATGGTGGAGGCGGGGAGGCGTCCGGACAGAGTGGCAAAGGCAATCGCCAACCTGCCAAAAGCCATGTCTGAAGAGACGAGGCAGAAGCTGCGCGCTATGCACGCTGCCACGCGCGGCATCCCAAGGCCGAAGGCCAACTCTCCAGCGGCGGCGGAAGTTGCCGAAATGGTGAGGTTGAGGGCCGAAGGGCTCACGTTCAAAGAGATCGGCGATCGCATGGGGCGGTCACCGTCAGTCGTGTTCTACCAACTGAAAAAGGAATCTGAAATGGCAAAGTTCAAAGGCCCCGAGGGCATCACCTCGGTCAGCGTCGGCGGCGAAGAGTTCAACGTCGACAAGGACGGCTGCATCGTCGTGCCCGACAGCATCGAAGGCGCCCACGTCGCGCTGGCTTCGCACGGCTTCGTCGGCGTGTCCGATCCCGCCGCCGAGAAGGCCGCAGCCAAGGCCGCCGCACAAGCCGCCAAGGCCGCCACCGACGCAGCCAAGGGCACCGCCCCTGACGCCGCCTGATCATGGCGAACCTGACCACCCTGGCCGCGGTCAAGAGCTACGCGGGCATCAAGTCCGCGGACTCCGACACCGAGCTCACGCGCCTGATCGGCGCGGCGAGCGATTGGGTCGAGACCTATCTCAGCCGGCCCGTTCTGTCCGAGTCCGTCTCGCAATGGCGCAACGGGCACAACGGCGCGGTCTTGGTGGTCCCCTTCACCCCCATCACTGCCGTCTCGGCGGTGGTGGTCGATGGGCTGACCATCCCGGCGTCGGCCGTGTCGTTCACGCCCATCGCAATCAAGCTCGACGGCTACCGCTTCACGGCGGGCGTCCAAAACGTGCGCGTCGACTACACCGCAGGCTATGCCGCCGTGCCCGCTGACATCGAGCAGGCAGTGATCGAGGCCTGCACGCTGGCGTACAAGCGGCGCGACCACCTCGACGTGTCGGCGAAGTCGCTCGCGGGCGAGACCATCAGCTACATCACCGCGGCCTTCACGCCGTCGTCCCGCCAGGTGCTCGACCAGTACCGCCGCGTGGTGCCCATCGCATGAGCGTGCGCGCTGTTGGCGATGCGGCGGTCATCGCCTACTTCGGGCGCGTGCCAGCCCGCGCGGACGCGGAGATCGGCACCACGGTCGGCCGCTTGGCGCTCAAGCTGCAGCGGCACGTCGTCAAGGACAAGCTGACCGGCCAAGTGCTGAACGTGCGCACCGGCACGCTGCGGCGCTCGATCGACCAAGTGGTGTTGCGGTCGCCCGGTTCGGCGCGCGGCATCGTCAGCACGAACCTGAGCTATGCGGCCAAGCACGAATACGGCTTCAAGGGCACGGAGTCTGTGAAGCAGCACCTGCGCACCATCAAGCAGGCCTGGGGCCGCGAGATCTCGCCGCGTGATGTCGTCGTGCGCCAGCACTCGCGGTCCGTGAACATGCCCGAGCGGTCGTTCCTGCGCTCCAGCCTGCGCGACATGACGCCCGAGATCATGGCCGACCTTGAAGCGGCGGCCGGAAGGATCGCCAAGTGATCGACCGAGAAGCCATCCATGCCGCGCTGTTCGCGCGCCTGAGCGCCATCCCTGGGCTGAACACGGCCAGCCGGCGCCTGAAGCACTGGAACGACGTCCCCAAGGAAGAGCAGCCCGCGCTGTTTCAGAGCAAGCGCGACGAGGACGCACAGCACGAGACCGGCAAGCCGACGATCTGGCGCCTGCCGTTCGACGTCTACGTCTACACCTGGACGCCTGAGCCGGACGTGCCCGCCACGGCCATGAACGCCATGCTCGACGCCGTGTGCGCCGCGCTGGCGCCCAACGTCGCCCAGGGCCAGCGCAACACGCTGGGCGGCCTGGTGCACGACTGCCGCATCGTCGGCCGCATCGAGACAGACGAGGGCACGCTGGGCTCGCAGTCCGTTTCCATCATCCCTGTCGAGGTGCTGGTGCACGACTAGGCCCAGCTCCTGCCCAAGTTCCGCCGGCTCTGCGCCGGCTTTTTTCTGCCCGCTCGACGCGGGCTTTTTCACGTTGGAGAACTCATCATGTTCATGTTCGGCGCAGGCGAAACCTTTGCCATCCCCCTCGTTGACGCTTCGGGCAATGCCATCGGCAACGCCACGCCCATCCGTGTGATGACGCAGCAGAGCGCGAGCCTCGATTTCTCGGCGGACACCAAGGAGCTGTTCGGCCAGAACCAGTTCGCGGTGGACGTGGCCCGCGGCAAGGCCAAGATCAGCGGCAAGATCAGCGCCGCCTCGGTCTTCGGCCGCGCGATCAACACGCTGTTCTTCTCGCAGTCGGTCGCCTCGGGCACGATGTCCACCATCAACATCGACGCCGCCGGCACGACCGTCGCGTTGACCGTCTCGATCACCCCGCCCAACAGCGGCACCTACACGGAAGACCTGGGCGTCATCGACTCCAACGGCATCCCGTATGTGCGCGTGGCCTCGGGCCCGACCACCGGCCAGTACTCGCTGAGCGGCAGCACCTACACGTTCGCCTCCGCCGACGTCGGCAAGACGGTCTTCATCAACTACCGCTACAGCTACTCGCTGGCCGGCGCGCAGAACATCAGCCTCACGAACCTGGCGATGGGTGCCAGCCCGACCCTGAAGCTGATGATGCAATCGTCCTACCAGGGCAAGCGCAGCCTGGCAGTCCTCAACCGCGTGGTGTTCACCAAGCTGGGCCTGCTCTCGACCAAGCTGGACGACTACAACATCCCCGAGCTGGAGTTCTCCGCCTTCGCGGACGGCGCCAACTCGGTCGGCAACATCTACCTGAGCGAGTGAGCATGATCGCAGGCACCAAGATCACCCTGGGCGACAAGCCCTACGTCGTGCCCGCGCTGACCATGCGCCAGTACGTCAAGCACCGCGAGACGCTGGCCGGCTTCGGCAAGATCTCCGGCGAGCCGACCGAAGAGCAGGCCACGCAGATCGTCTCGCTGGTGCATGAGTGCCTGGCGCGCAACTACCCGGACCTCACCATCGATGCGGTGTGGGACGGGCTGGACATGCGCCAGGCGCCGCAGGCCATCGCAGCCATCGCGGGGCAGTCCAAGCTGGACGAGTCGGGAAACGCCTGAGGCCATCGGGGGGCGGTGGGGCGCCTCTCGACTGGCCCGACCTGGCGGCCCACGTGGCCGCGTCGCTCGGGATCACCATGGCGCAGGCCTGGGACACCGAGCTGCCCGACCTGTGGGCGCTGCTGGGCTACCTGCGCAAGCACCCACCGGTGCACGTGCTGGTGGCCAGCTACCTCGGATACAAGGCGCCCGACGCCTACGACCCCGACCAGGAACTCGCCGAGAACGAGCGGGCGATCACCCGCCTTGCGGCCGAAGAGTTCGACGCCCTGGTTTCCCGCCTCGGGCTACCTCCCATGAGCACACCGCATGACCAACAACGACAAGCGCATTGAGGTCGAGTTCGGCGCGACCACCTCCGAACTCGCGGCCAAGTCGCGCGAAGCCATCGGGCAGGTGACGACCTTCGCCGGCGCCGTGCAGGCCGCAGCCATCCAGGGCGGCGGCGCGTGGTCGGGCCTGGCGAGCGCCTTCGAAACCCAAGGCGGGCGCATCGGCCAGGCGCTGGGCAATGTCACGCGCGGCCTCATTGGGCTCGGCGGAATCCTCTCGGCCGGCCTCTTCGCCAACATGGTGAAGGACCAGATCGACGCGGCGGCAAGTCTGCACGACGTCGCCCAGCAAACCGGGTTCACCGTCGAGGCGCTGTCGGGCCTTGCGTCGATCGGCAAGCTGTCGGAAACCTCGGTCGAGTCCATCGCTGCGGCGTCCAACCGCATGGCGGCCAGCCTGGCCAAGACCGATGAGGAAGGCGCGGGCGCTGCCGCGGCCCTGCGCGCGCTCGGGATCGACTTCAAGGCCTTCCAGGCCATGAGCCCGGACGAGCGGATGCTGGCCGTTGCCAAGGCGATGGCCGAGTGCGACGACAGCACGGAGAAGACTGCCGCTGCGATGGCGCTCATGGGCAGGCAGGGCGCGCAGCTTCTGCCGTTCATGGCTGACTTGGCGGACGCGGGGGAGATTCAGGCCAAGATCACGGCAGAGCAAGCCGAGGCCGCCGATGCGTTCGGGGACAACCTGGTGCGCCTGCGCGCCAACGGCGAAGCCTGGAAGAAGACGCTCAGCCTGTCGATGGCCCCGGCGCTGCGCGATGCGTCCCAGGCCTTTCTGGACGTCTTCAAGCAGGCTGGCGGCCTGAAGGACCAGATCCAGGCCCTGGCCAACGACGGCAGCATCGACCGTTGGACGCGCAACGCCGTCACCGGGTTCACCTACCTCATCGACACGGTGATCGTGCTCAAGCGCGCCTTCGTCACCATCGGGGAGGCGATCGGCGCCGGCGTGGCCCAGGCCTCGACGATGCTGGGCGGGGTTGTCGACGCCTACAACATGATCACCGCGGGCAACCTGACCGGGGCGGTGGATGCGCTCAAGGGCGCATACGGGCAGATGCGCACCATCGGCCAGGAGTTCCTGAACGACCAGGAGGCGGCCTGGGGCCAGTCCACGCTCGGCGGGCGCATCCGCGACGCGATGGACAAGGCCGCGGCCGGCGGCGGGGACTCGAAGGGCTCGCGCCGGAAGCTCGACTTCAAGAACGCAAAGGTCGATGACGACAAGGACGACAAGGCCAAGGCCGAGAAGTCTTCGATGCCGCTCTATGAGGAACAGCTCGAGCAAGCCCGGTACGTGGCCACTCAGCTTGACGCGATCCACGGGATGCAGAAGGCCGACGAGGTGGCGTTCTGGCAGAACATCCAGGCCACGCAGAAGCTGACCGAGAAGGACCAGATCTCGGTCGCCAAGAAGATCGCCGCCGCGCGCATCGAGGTGCTCAAGGACGAGGCCAGCAAGCGCGGCGAGCTCGACCGCATGTCGATCGACAGCGCCCGCAATCGCGCGCTGGCCGAGGTCGATGTGGCCGAGGAAGCATCGCGCCTGCTGCTGGCCACTGGCCAGATCAGCGAGTCCGCCGCGCTGGCGCAACAACGCGACTTCGAAGAACAGCGCAACGCCATCCGCATCGCCGCGCTGCAGATGCAGGCCCAGCAACTGGACCCGGCGCTCGACGTGGTGAAGCTCGCGCAGATCCACGAGCAGATCCAGCAGCAGGAGCAACAGCACCAGATGAAGCTGGCGCAGATCCGCACGCAGATGGCCACGCAGAGCGCGAAGGACCAGGGCGCGATCTGGGCGTCGCTGGGCTCGACGCTCTCCGGCCTGTGGGACAAGGGCATCAACGCCATGATGAACGGGACGCTCACCTGGAAGGGCGCCTTCCGCGCCGTCATGACGGACGTGGTGGGCTGGTTCGCGTCGTCGGTCATCAAGCCGATGGTGATGAAGTGGATCTTCGGCCAGGAGGCCATGACCGCGGCCACGATGGGCGCCAAGATGGAACAGCTCGCGATCGAGTCGTGGGCAGCCCTCAAGTCCGTGGCCCTGTGGCTGTGGACGGCCGGCAAGAACATCATGATCAGCGCCTGGCAGGCAATGGCCAATGCCTGGGCGGCCATCAGCGCCATTCCGGTCGTCGGCCCTGTCCTGGCGCCGGTGGCGGCGGGCGTGGCCTTCGCCGGCGTGTCCGCGATCGTCGGGCACTTGGCGAGCGCATCAGGCGGCTACGACATCCCCGCCGGCGTGAACCCGCTCACCCAACTGCACCAGAAGGAAATGGTGCTGCCGGCCAAGCACGCGGACGTCATCCGCAGCCTCGCGGACGGCGGGACGCCCGCGGCCAAGAGCGCCGGCACGGTCATCAACATCCCGGCGACCGGCGGCGACTTCGTGCGCGTGAAGGACCTCGCCGCCGCGCTGAAGCGGGCAGATCGCAACTTCGAGGTCCGTCGTTCATGAGCCAGCTCATCTATCCCGCGCTGCCCGGCCTGCAGTGGCCGATCCGCAAGGCCCCGGCCTGGGAGACCAAAGCCAAGCGCACGCCCAGCGGCCGGGAGTTCCGCACGTCCTCGATGACGTACCCGCGCTACCGCTACACGCTGCAGTACGAGTTCCTCCGCGACGCGGCGGCCTACAACGAGTTCCAGCAGTTGTTCGGCCTGTTCGACAAGGTGGCCGGCGCGTTCGACACGTTCCTGTTCTCCGATCCGAACGACAACGCCGTGAGCGGCCAGTCGATCGGCACGGGCAACGGCAGCACCACCACGTTCCAGCTCGCGCGCTCAATCGGCGGGGCCCTGGTGCCCATCTTCGACGTCAACGGCACCCCGCAGATCTACCGCGCGGGGTTCCTGCAGGGCTCGGGCTACACCATCAGCAGCACCGGGCTCGTCACGTTCGCCACGGCGCCCACCGCCGGCCAAGCGATCACGTGGACAGGCTCGTACTACTGGCGGGTTCGCTTCGAGGACGACGAACTGCCGTTCGATGAGTTCGCGAATGGGTTTTGGTCGACCGGCCAGGTCCGCCTCATCACGGTGAAGCCATGAAGGCGCCGGTGTGGGAGCCCAGCGCGGGCGCGCTGGTGGCCTGGCTGCTGGCCAACACGGCGGCCCGTCCGATCGACCTGTGGACGATCAAGCTGAAGAACGGGACCACCCTGCGCTGGACGTCGGGCGACGTGATCGTTTCGGTGAACAGCGTCACCTGGAGCCTGGGCCCGGCGATCACGCGCACAGGCTTGAAGCAGTCGGTCGGCGTGTCCGTCGACACCATGACGATGACGCTGGCGGCCGATGCGACGGTCCAGGTGGGCGGCGTGCCGCTCATCCAGGCGATCAAGCTGCGCACCTTCGCCAACGCGACTGTCCGCCTCGACCGCGGATTCTTCGACATCTCCAACGTGTGCCAGGGCATCGCGCCCGGCTTCTTCGGCCGCGTGGGCGAGGTCAAGGTGGGCCGCTCGGGTGCCACGTTTGAAGTTCGCTCGCACGCCGAGCTGCTGGACGTCATGATCCCCGGCGACGTGTATCAGCCCGGGTGCCGGAACACGCTGTTCGACGCTCAGTGCGGCCTGGCCATGTCCACCTACACGGTCAGCGGCACAGTGGCGACGGTGCCTGACACCACCCGGCGTGTCATCACGTCGGCCTCGGCCGCGGTCACGGGCAAGGCGGCCGGCTGGGCTGATCTTGGCGTGCTGACGATGACGTCCGGCGCCTGCGCGGGCCAGTCGCGCACGGTGCGCCTGCACACGCTGAGCGGCTCCGCCACGGTCCAGGTCACGAGCCCCTTCGACAACGCGCCGGCGGCCGGCGACACGTTCACACTGCGCGCGGGCTGCGACAAGACCAAGGCCACGTGCACGAGCAAGTTCGGCAACGTCGTGCGCTTCCGCGGCGAGCCCTTCGTGCCGGCGCCGGAGACCGTGACGTGAGCGCCGAGCAGCGCGCGGCAGTGGCGGCCGAGGCCTGGGGCTGGGTCGGCACGCCCTACCACCACCACGCCCGGATCAAGGGCCTGGGCGTGGACTGCGCGCAGATCCTGGCCGCGGTGTACGAAGCGGCCGGCCTGGTGCCATGTCTTGACCTGGGCGACTACGCGCAGCACTGGCACTTGCATCGCAGCGAAGAGCTGTACTTGGGCTGGCTGGAGCGCGTCGGCGCGCGGCGCATCGAGGGCGCCCCGCAGGCGGGCGATATCGGCGTGTGGCAGTTCGGGCGCTGCTTCTCGCATGGCGGCATCGTGGTCGAGGGCGGAGCCGATCCGACCGTCGTGCACGCCTACATCGGCCGCGGGGTCATCGTTTCGCGCGTCAGCGAGGACCCGCTGCAGGGCCGGGCCGTGCAGTACTGGAGCATCATCGAATGAGCGGCGGAAAGAACATGGCGACGAGCGAGACCAAGCTCGAAGCCCTCAAGATCCAATCCAGCGCCTACGGCGTGGTCATCCCGGTGGTGGGCGGGGTCAACCGCGTGGCCGGCAACCTCATCGACTACCTGGGGTTCAAGGCCACGCCGCAAACCAGCACCCAAGACCAAGGCGGGAAGGGCGGCGGCGTCAAGACCACGAGCAACACCTACACCTACAGCGCGTCGGTGCTCATGGGCATCTGTCAGGGCCCCATCGGCGGGATCTCGCGCATCTGGAAGGGCAAGGAAGTGCTGACCGGTGGCTGGGCCGCCGCCAACATCGTGAGCGCGTCCGAGACCTACGCCGTGCCCGGTTCGGGCGCGATGACCTACACCCTGGCCAACGGCGCAACGCTCATCGGCACGCCGACGATCACCACCACGATCACCGTCACCGAGAGCTACGGCGACGCCGGCGGGAGCTGGACGGACACCCGTGTCGTGACGCTGGCCTCGGGCACCGACTACAGCCTGTCGGCGGGCGTTGTCACGGTGCTCGACGCCAAGTGGCGCGGCTACACGCTGACCATCAAGTACCAGCGCGGCAACGGCGCCCCGAGCTTGGCGGCCCTGACGACGCTCGGCCTATCGCTCGCGGCGGGCGACATGTCGCAGACCGCCCCGGCCTGGCTGACGGCGCTCGATGCCACCCACTCGCTCGGGTATCCGGGCCTCGCGTTCGTGCACGGCCAGGACTACGACCTTGGCACCGGCGCGAGCGTCGACAACCACTCGTTCGAAGTGCAGGGCGCGGGGGCCTACCGCTACGGCAGCAGCAAGCCGGACTGCAACCCGGCAGAGTTCACCGCGGGTGTTCTGACGGACGGCCGGTATGGGGCGCGGATGCCGGCGACGCAGCTCGAGGTGGGCGACTGGACGAACTACTGCGCCGCGGCTGGCCTGCTCATGTCCCCGCTACTGACCGAGCAGCAGCGCGCCGCGGACTTCATCGACGCGATCTGCAAGCTGACCAACTCGGCCGCGGTGTGGTCCGTCGACACGCTCAAGATCATCCCGTATGGAGACGTGACCCTCACGGGCAACGGCGTCACCTACACGCCCAACACGACGCCGATCTACGACCTGGACGATGACCGGTGGTTGCAGGACGGCAGCGAAGACCCGATCGTCTGGACGGACAAGGCCGGCGCCGACCGATACAACGTGGTGAAGGTCGAGTACTGCGACCGGACCCTCTACTACGCCAAGACCATCGCGACGGCGCAGGACGACGCGGACATCGCCACGAACGGCACGCGCACCATGCCGACGTTCTCGGCGCCGTGGATCTGCGACGCCGGCGTCGCGCGCCTGGTCGCGCAGATCCTGCTCCAGCGTTCGCTGCTCATCGGCCGCACGGCGACGCTCAAGCTGCCCTGGGCTTACTGCCTGCTGGAGCCGATGGACCTGGTGACGGTCTCCGACACGCTGCTCAACGACTCGAAGCTGCCGGTCCGAATCACGAAGATCGAGGAAGACGAGGAAGGCACGCTGACGGTCGAGATTGAGGACTGGCCCCTGGGCGCGGCCTCGCCGACGCTCTACACGTCGCAGGTGCCCGGCGGCTACCTGCACAACTACCGGGCCGCGCCCGGGTCGGTGACCGCGCCCGTCTTTTTCGAAGCGCCGGCCGTCCTGACGTCGACCGGCCTGGAGGTGTACGCGGCGGTCAAGGGCAGCACCTCCGATTGGGGCGGCTGCTCGGTGTGGGTGTCATCCGATGGCCTGACGTACAAGCGCGCGGGCTCTGTGGCCGGCGCGGCGCGCTATGGCACGCTCTCTGCCGCCATGACTGCCACGCAGAACACCGCGGCGGTGCAGGGCTTGGGCACGGCCCAGCTCCTGAGCGGCTCGGCCACGGATGCGGTCGCGCTCAACACGCTGTGCTACATCGGCGGCGCGTCGCCGGAGTATGTGGCCTATGTCGCCGCTACCCTGACCGGCGCGGGCGCCTACACGCTGTCGAGCGTCCTGCGCGGCGCGCACGGGCGGGCCGCTGCTGCCCATGCATCGGGCGATGCGTTCGTGCGGGTCGACGATGCCATCGCCAAGAGCGGCGAGCTGTCGCCGGACAACATCGGCCGCACGCTCTATTTCAAGTTCACCAGCTTCAACCAGTTCGGGGGCGCCGAGGAAGACCTGGCCAGCGTCACGGCCTACCCCTACGAGGTGACGGGCGCTTTCTACAACCTGCGCGCGATCGACAAGAACCTCGTGATGAACGGGGATTACTACAGCCGTTCAGCTTTGGACGGGCACCCCTATGGGTGGGATTTGCTCGAGACGAATCGCAGCAACGCCGGCAACGCCTGGGGCTTCTTTGATGGTGCGATCGGTCGTGATAGCGTAGGGCGTTCGGCATCCCTTTACGCCACTGGTGCGGTTGTCCCTACATACGCATCCGGCGCAATGGTGGGCATTCTTTCCGGGCAAGAAACCTACCCGGGCGACCTCGTGAAGGGCGGCGTGTCGGGCGGTTGGCGGCCTGGGCATACCTACACGGTGCAGTTTTGGGCGCGGCGCCGGTCAAGCACGTGGGCGCCATCTTCTGCGCTTTCGACCTTCAGCCTGCAAAGCAGCCCTTTCGCGTCGACTGGGCCACTTGATGTGCATGCTTACGACAGTTCAGGGGCCATTGTCGACAGCTCATTCAGCGCGGCACTTGTCTCCGCGCCGTCGCCATATGGGTCCGGATTTGACGCCTATGCATCGGTGACGAACAGTGCGGCGCCCGCAAGCATCCATACCGGGACAACCTCTTATCAATCGTTGTCAAGCGGCGCATTTACCCTTGAGGCGCATTTCATCCCCGGGGCACTCTTTGAAATCGGCCTTGAGGCTGGATCTTCCACTGACCTATTCAGCGTCAGCCCATCGACTCTTTCCGGCTCTGTCTTGTATATATACGGCGCCAGTGGTCTTTATGGAGACCCGACTGTTTCATTCAATACTGGCGCAGTGAACCATATTGCTTATGTCGTTTCGGCTGCTGAAACGTCAGTATGGCTCAATGGAACAAGGGTCTTCACAGGCGCGGGGTCGACAGTTTCAAACATTGGCAGCGCCGGTATATACAGTTACAGCGGCGGCGGTGGCGGCGAGGCTTGCACAATCCTAACGTTCCGCATTTCTGACGGCGCCTTGTACTCGGGCGCTTCCATCACGGTGCCGACCGGCCCATTTTGAGGATAGAACATGCCTGCAGGCGTTGAATTGTGGAATGACGTCCACCTTTATTTCGACATTGCCCCGGCCGCAATCGAGCGCGTTACCGTTCCAGCGCCTGGCCCTGAGTGGCAACTCTACCAATTCCGCATCACTTGGGGAGAAGCCGTGCAAGGTAATGGCGGCGTTTTGGCGGGGTTCCGAATGGCCGATGGATCGGCGCTGCCTTCTCCCGAAAATGGGGACATCGTGGAATTCGACGAATTTATGGTCAGCCTCGGCAGTGATTTCCCCGCATTTGAGCGCGCACCACAAGACGACATTCGTGCTGAATCTATTGTTACCGCGGCCCTCCAAGACAACGCTACGTTTGAAGCCGGGTATGTCTTCGACGCAGGCCCCATCAGCTTCTCGACCATCGCTTGATCATGGCTGGAAGCGGAATCATCAAATCGGTGTCATTCACCCCGTCGGCCTCCGGCCTGATCCGGATCAAGGGTGTTTACACCTGCGCCGGGACGGGTTCAGATTTCGGCGCGACGCGGAGAACCCGCTGTTTCATGACGCAATCGGGGGTCACAACCTACGGCGACCCCTACCGCGAGGGGGCATCCACGCTGCCGCATTCCATCCAGGGCGACTTCCAGGTTGTGGCGAACGTGACCGCGACGTTTGGCCTCTACTGCGACAACTCTGGCGCCACGTCCAGCATCTACACCGACATCTCGGTCAGCGTGGAGCTCTTGAAGAAATGAAGACCTGGACCTTCTACAGCGCAGAAACCGGCGCTCTCACAGGGCAGGCCTTCTCGGGGCCGGACAGCTGGCTGGAGGCGAACACGCCCGCCGGATGCAAAGCCATCGAAGGGCGGCACGACCATGAGCGCGTGCGCGTGGATCTGGCCACGGGCGAGACCGTGCCGCATCAGCCGCACGCGCCCGAGGCGGACGATCTGCAGACCTGGCGCTGGGATGCCGAGGCCTGGCGCTGGGTCAGCGAGCCCACCGCGGCCGCGCTGGCGCGCGATGCACGCGCCGAGCGCGCCCGCCGACTGCTGGCCTGCGACTGGACGCAGCTCCCCGACGTGCCCGCCTGGACTGCCCAGGCCTGGGGCGCTTACCGACAAGCCCTGCGCGACATCACTGCGCAGCCCGGCTTCCCCATCTCCATCACCTGGCCCGAGGAACCGACGCCGTGAGCTGGTCCGACACTGATTTCGCCCGTATGGACGCCAAGCTCGACGAGCTGGTGACCGCTGTTGCAAAGCTCGCCGCGAACGAGCGCCGCCTGGACGATCTCGAGTCAGACCACCGCGCTCTGGCGAAAGAGGTCAAGGCGGTGGACGAGCGCCGCGCGTCAGACCGTCGAGAGCTCGACAAGTGGATCAATCGCGGCATGGGCATGTGGGCGCTGGCCGCCAGCGGCTTTGCCATCTGGCAGGCGGTGCACAAATGATGGACTGCCCTGACTGCCTCGGCGTGGCCGAGCTGATCGTAGCCGGCTGGGTCGGCGTCCTGCTCGGCGTGGCGATCATGGCCCTGGCTCAGATGGCGGGCGACCGCTCGGGCGTGCGTGAGCGCGCTGATGACCTGGAGGACTGACCCTATGGATCTCACCGGACACCGGAAATTCGCCGTCGCCGTCCTGGCGATGCTGCTGGCCACGTTGATGCTCTGGCTCAGCAAGATCCCCGCCGACATCTGGGCCAGCGTCATGCAGTGGACGGCGGGCGCCTACATCGTTGCCCAGGCCGCGCAAAACGCGGGCATCTCCATCACCACGAAAGGATCGACAAATGGAACTCCCTGACTTCCCTCGCTCAGCCCGGCCTGGTCGCGGCCGAGGTGCCGACCTGGCGCGCGTGCTGGGCTTGCTGGCCGTGGGCCTGCTGCTCATCTGGGGCTCGCCGGCCGCCGCGCTGGCGATCAACCTGCCGCCCCTGTCGGTGATCGGCCTCGGTCTTGGCTGGGGCTTCGTCGCCGCGGCCAGTTCCCACGTGATGCGCCGCGTGCTGTTCCCCGGCCTCGACCTGCGCCAGATCGCGCGCCTCGCGTGCAAGGACGGCCAGGCCGGGCATGTCGTCATCGGCGTGTGCCTCGTGCTGGCCGCGCTGATCCTCTCCAGTGGTCAGGTGCGGGCCGGCGAGCTGCCGCCCGGTGCCGTGCGGCACCTGTCGATCCTGGCCGCCGAGCAGCGTGCGCACTGGCCCGAGGCAGATCTGCCGACGCTGGCCGCGCAGGTGGAGCAAGAGTCGTGCATCAGCCTGCGCCACAGCAAGTGCTGGACGCCCTACGCCGAGTTGCGCACGGCCCGCGAGCGCGGTGTCGGCCTGGGCCAGATCACCAAGACCGCGAACATGGACAACCTCACGGCCCTGGTGCTGCGCCACCCGCGCGAGCTGGCCGGGTGGGCGTGGGAGTCGCCCAGCCTGTACGACCCCGCGCTGCAGGCCCGCGGCCTGGTGCTGCTCAACCGCGACAACTGGCCCGTGACTGAGGGCGCGGCATCTGACGTCGACCGCTGGGCGATGGTGCTCACTGCCTACAACGGCGGCGCCGGTCGGGTGCGCTCCGACCGCCGGCTCTGCGCCGGCACGCGCGGGTGCGATCCGTCGCGGTGGTGGGGCCACGCAGAGCACACGTCGTTGCTGCCCAAGCAGCCGGTGAGCGGCTACGGCAAGAGCTTTTTTGCCATCAATCGCGAGTACAGCCGCTTGATCCTGCTGGAGCGCCGGGCGCGCTACGTGGGGGCCGTGTGATCGCCTTGCGCGCCGCTCTGGCGGTCATCCCGCGCGAGCTGCTGGCCCTGGCCCTCGTGGCGGTCCTGGCCTGGGGCGCCGTCATCGGCCACCGCCTGACGCTGGCCCAGCGCGACAACGCCCGCCAGGCCGCCGCCATCGCCACCGAGCGCGCCGCGCTGGCCGCTGCTGCCGCGTCCGCCAGCGAGCACGCCCGATCCGTCGAGGCCCAGCGCGCAGCCGACATTGCCCAGGCCCAGGAGGCCCACCATGCCCGCACTCAAGTCATCGAGGCTGACGCCGCTGCTGCCCGCGCTGCTGCTGACCGGCTGCGCGTGTCTCTCGACATCGCCGCCCGGACCCTCCGCGCCACCGGTCGCGCCTCCGCGCATCCCGGCGCTGCTAGCGGCGGCTCGTCAGCCGGCGCCGATCCCGGAATGCCTGCCGAGCTGCTCAGCCGCTGCGTCGACCGCGTTCGACGGCTGGCTGAAGTCGCTGACGCCTCCCGAGCCTCCGGCGAGCTCTGCGCCGCCAGCTATGACGCGCTGAGCCGATAGCGCCCGGATCTCGTCGGCCTGACTGCCAGGCCCGATGATCCCCGTTCCCGTGCTCAGCCTGGCCATCTCGGCCGGCGTCTCGCGCAACCAGCGCACCACGGTCGACCCGGGCAGAACCTGCGCGCTCGGCCCCAGCTGCTGGGCGGCGTCTTCTGCCGTCAGGTGGTGCCGCGTGGTCCGCACCCGGCCCAGGTAGTCGGTGTAGGTGTAGCGGTGGAATTCGGCTTGGCGCATGGCGTCATGATGCGCCGAGAGTGGCTCACCAGGTGCGCCATGTCGGCCGGGTTTCAGACAAACGTCTGATATCGACGCGAGCGGGCAAGAAAAAAGCCCGGGATCACCGGGCTTCTTCGCTCGCTAAGTGGTTGATCCACTTCGCTTTATTTTGGCTCCCCGACCTGGGCTCGAACCAGGGACCTACGGATTAACAGTCCCGGCCCCGATCTCCCCGCCAGGCCGCGCCGTTGCTCGCTTTCCGCCTCCCCGACTGTCTGATAAGGGCGCAAATTCGATCCGGGTCTCCGCCTGGGAAAGTTGCGCGTCCAGGTCTGGTTTCAGACAGCGCGGGCGACGGTGTTCGGCGCCACGATGCCGCGCCATCGGCTCTTGACGTAGCGCTCGGTGGTGGTCACTGAGTCGTGGCCGCACAGCACCTGGATGCGCTCCAGCGGCACGCCTGACAGCCACATGTCGGTGGCGCCCTTGCCCTTCATGTCGTAGAAGCCCCACGAGGGCATTTCGGCCAGCGGGCCGCGCTTGATGGCGTGCAGATCTCGCACCTCTTCCTGCCGGCGCTTGAGCATGCTGCACAGGCCGTCGTAGGTGTAGGGCTTGCCGTCGCGGCGGTGGATCAGCGTTAGGCCTGTGATCACCTTCCCGTCCTTCTTCGTGTCCGCGGCCTTGACCCGCGCGAGCACGGCGTCGATCTCGGGCGTGACCAGGATGTCGACGGCGGCCCCGGTCTTGGCCTGGCCGACGCGGATGATCCGCACCAGCGCGCCGCTCGAGTCTCGGCGCTCGACGATGTTCCGGGGCGTCCAGGTGATGATGTCCTCGGGCCGCTGCAGGGTCCGGTAGACGAGCTCTGCCATGGCCCACACCTGCACCGGGGCGTTCTTCAGCGTCTCGTGCATCTCGTCGTCCTCGACGTAGCGGACCCGCTTCGTCTCCCTGTTGCGCTTCACGCCCTTGCAGGGGTTCGTTTGGACGCCGCCCTCTCCGGTGCGGATCAGCCAGGTGAACATGGCCGACAGGCAAGCCTTCTCGCGATTCGCACGCACTGCCCGGCCCATCTCAAGGCCGGTGTCCAGGTAGTCGGCGACGTGCTTGGGCTCCACGCCTTGCGGGTACATCCGCCCGAAGAACGCCTTCAGCGGCTCGCTGTCGCGCGTGTAGTCCTCAAGGGTGCGCGGCGCCAGGTCGTTGACCTTCACGCGTGCCTTGCAGGCGATCAGGAACTGGTCGAGGTGATAGGCCACCGTGCCGAACCCATCGCCCTGGCCGTGCACGATCTCGGCCGCCCGGCGCTTGACCGCATCGAGGTCGCGGCCGAGGTGCTCCCACCTGCCTGCCGGGTGGTGGTAGTAGAACGCGCCATGCTTCGCGTAGACGCGCGGCGGCAGGTTAAGCGGGTTGTGCTTTCGTGGTCGACCCATGGCGGCGGTTTCCGAATCGGAGGATCAGCGCGGCCTTGTCGGGGCCTGCGCTGGTGGTGTTTTCGGCCGTCTGCGCCGGCGCGGGAGCGCGATGGCCAGACAGCACCGCCTCGGCATGTGAGCGAATCACGAGCGGGCGGCCGTTGGGCTTCGTGCTCACGGTGAGGCCGAGCGCGCGCAGGTGCCGCACCTGGGCGGCTGGCTGCTGCAGCGGCTGGCAGATATCCGCGATTTCGGCGTCGGTCAGGTGCAGCGGGCTCATCCGTGTGAGCCCTCGGTCTTGGGGATCGCGCGGAGCGCATTGCGGCGCGTGTTCCACTCAGTCACGTCGATGATCTCTAGCGCACTTGGCTCGTTCCAGGCCCACTGGTCATAGCAGCCAGTGGACAGCGCTTCCAGCGTCACTGGGTCGGCTGGGAAGCACATTCGGTCGAGCCCAACCACCTTGATCAATCCGTCGTATCTGCTCATCCGCTCGATTGCGGCCTTGATGGCGGACTCAAGTTCGGCGTGAGCTGTGCGGTGCTCGCCGCCAGAAAGTGGAGCCATGCGCAGGCGCTCGGCCAGCTTCATCAGCGCATCGGCCTTGGTGGTGTCGGTGGTGTCGGTCATGGGGTGTCCTCGATTGATGTGATCTGCATCACATAATTTCTACGCATTACAAAAAGTGCTTGCATGGCTCATTTATCTGCATTACATTAATACCCATGGACAGCGCGGTGCGGTCCAGCAAACCAGGGGATGGAAATGGACTTCAGCGAAATCAAGACCGGCGACATCATCAAGGTCACCGTGGCGGCTCACAAGGGCCGGAAGAATGGCCTCGGCGGCGGCGCGATGATCGACAAGCCTGAAGCTGTGCGGATGGTGCGCGTCATGGGAATCAGCAAAGTCGCCGGGCAGCCCGGCCGCCACCAGGCTGACTGCATCGTCCTCGTCAATGAGAACGGAGAGGACTTCCGGGGCCGCGTGGCCGACTTCTCCATGCCGTCCTTTGCTTTCTACGACTCCTACGGCGCCGGCTCCCCGGAAGTGACCATTGAGCGTGCGGAGTAAGGCATGACCATCACCAGCGTGACCTACAGCATCGAGCGCGCCGGCCTGATGGCCGACATCACCCGCACCGTGGTGCGCGACCTTTTCACGGAGCGGTCCGGGTGGCAGCGCAGGGACACTCGGCAGACCACCGTCGATAGGGCCCAGGTATTGGTGCAGTCGCATGGCGTGATTTCCGACGGGGGTCTTGTGCTTGCCACGAGGGGGACGGCGACCGATGGCCAGATCATCCAGGCTCTGCGCGATGACGCATTCCGGCCGATGTGGCTCACCGTGTCCGATATGAGCGAGCCACTGCAATGACGCACCTTGCCGAACCCAAGCGCCGGGGGCGCCCTCCGGTGCCCTCCGAGCAGCGGCGCGACTGCCTCGTGCAGATCCGCACGACACCAGACCGAAAGGCCCGGTTGCAGGCACTGGCCGATGCTGCCGGCCTGTCCGCTGCTGCATGGATCGAGCGGCAGATTGACCGGGCGCGAGTGGGTTGACCATCACGGCTGCTCCCTGAGTGCTTCGTCGATCATTGCGCGCCACTGGTCGGCGGCGTACTGCGCATGTGTGCGGCCTCGATGGCGACGCGGAGCTTGTCGGCAGCAACCATTGCGTCTAGGACCATCTCTGCGCCGGCGTAGTCATGGGCCAAATCCATGATCTCGTGGAGCGCATCGGCCTTGGCCTTGGTGGTGTCGGTGGTGTCGGTCATGGGGTCAGTCCTCTTCATCGGGTTCGTCGGCGTCTTCACGCTCAGGCTCGTGGCAATTCGTTTCTCCGCAGGAGAGGCAAAGGGTGTGCGTGAAGTTTCCAAATCGCCACCCTCGCCATTCAACTCGTCCGCCGCAGTGCATGCAGGTCATGGGGCGTCCTTCAGCAGTGCTCGCAGTGAGGCGATGGATTCGATGGTCTTGGCGGTGTCAACGTCGCGCGAATCAGGCCGCCCGTAGACAGCAAGCGGCTCCAGGGCAGTAATCACCTCTTCGACCATCGTGTGCATCTCGCGGATCGATGCCCGGGCCTCGGGGATCCAGAAGCTCCAGTGCGCGTCAACAGCCTCATCGACTTTTGAATCATCGAGTAGGGCTGCGAAATACACCCGGGAGATGGCCCGCGCCACCCGTTCAACGATGGGTGCGGTCATGCTGCCCCCGAAACGTGAACGGCAAGCATGGCCAGGAAGGCCCCGCCCACATGGCGCAACACGGGTAGGCTGACCGGCACATCCAGCATCGCAAGCGCACACAGCCAGAGCAGCACCGCGACAGCTGTGCGGACGATGAATCGAACTGCATCAGACATCACTTCCCCCTTCCCGCTTCGGGGCCGGCTCAGGGAGCGCGATCCACGAGACAACTTCTTCAGGCTCGAACCATCCGCCACCAGCCTCGAAGTTCCCGTGCTCGGCATTCCAGCGAGCCGGCCACACATCGCAGACCATTGCGCCTGGAGCGTGCACCGCACAGAGTTGGTTGTCCTTCGGTGCCGTCTTCATCGGTTGCCACGCCACAGGCTCGGCCTGCGTGGTCGCTGCCACCTGGGCAGGCTGTGCGGCCTGGGCTTGCGAGATCCTCTCGCGGGCACGGTCGAGCGCGGCGGTATGGTCAGCCCACACGTCATCCCACCATGAAGCCCCGCCGGCTACGGTGCCAGCAAAGTCCGTGGCCGCGTCGACAGCCTTGCAGAGCGCCCGCGCGTACAGCCGGTGCGCCTCAAGTTCGGCCTCAAGCTCGGCCACCTTGGCGGCGCTCTTGCTCTCGGCCAGCGCAAGGACTGCGCGGACAGCATCAAGAAAGTAGCGGCGGTCGCTGCCAATGCCCCACGGTGGCACCCCGTTTGGGGGTCGGCCGGCTTTCAGGATTTCGTCGTCGGTGATGGTGATGGTGTTCATTGGGGGTCTCCCTGGGTTACAAGCCGCAGCCGAAAAGCCCGGCGCAGGCGGCCTCTTCATCGTCGATGGATCCACGGTCGCGTCCATCCTTGGCCCATGCGATGACGCCATGAATCCCGAGCGCGCCGAAGCGCTTGGCACGGAACATCGGCTGACTCGTCTCGACCTCCAGGCTGCACACGCGCTCGATAGCGCCAGGAGTCAAGCGCAGGAAGTCGGCGCGGTTTGAGTTGACGCACGGAAAGCACTCGTCGGAGCGGTGCGGGAGGATCTGCACGCCGGCACGCTTGAGCAGGCTGTCGCGCATCGCCTCCGTGTGCAGGTAGAGCGGGTGCCACACCTTGCGGCCCGCGTGGTACTCGCTGGACTCGATGAACTCTGGCGTGTCTGCCCGCGCTGGCGATTCCTCTCGGCGCTTGCCGATCAGGACCACGGCGCGGCGCTCGGGGTCCGCTGCCTCGATCCATTCGAGGAACGGCAGGCCCTTGAGGTGCGCGGTGCAGAACTGCTGTGCATTGCCCGGGAATCCCTGCTTCATTCGCACCAGCTCTTCCATGCCGATGCTTTCCACGCGGTGCGGCGTGAAGCCGTGCGACTTGGCTAGCGCCTCGCCTTCAGCAATGCGCGCGGACCACCCAGGCGCAGCCCATCCGGTGTCGCAGTAGACGACATAGACGCCCGACAAGCCGCGCTCGTGCGCCCACTGGATCATTGCCATGCTGTCGTTTCCGTAGCTGGCAGAAATGACGTACATCACTATTTCACTCCCCGTGCTTTGTGGATCTCGGCGTTGGTCATTGCTGGGGCTCCTGCTGGCCGTAGCGCACGGCCGAAAAGTGCGGGACCATCGTCGACTCAGCATCCCAGCGATCGCGCGGGGCCGGTGCGATGGTGACCTTGGTGTCAGCAGTAATCCGCGCCGGGGTCGGCGTGGTCTGCTTGCGGGTGCCCATTGCGCGGGGCAGGGCGGCGGGTCGGGTGGGCTTGGTCATGGTCGTGGTGGGGCGCAGCGCCAGGCCGCGCCCGTGTCATCGTCAGTGGCGGGTGGCGCCGCGGCGCGCGGGCTTCAGGCCTGCCACCGCATGGGCCGCGCCGGCTTCGAACTCGGCGACGTCATCGCCGGCCGCATCGGCCGTGCCGGCGAATGCCTCGTCGCCCGTGTTGCTGTCCGCGTCATCGCTGCCGCCGTGTGCAGCGGCGAACACGTCGCCGGCTTCGGGTGCGTCTTCGAACAGCGGATGCGCGGCCTTGAAATCAGCGCCGGTGCCGTCGATCGCGGGGGCGTCCTTCGGCACCTCAGGCGCCTTCAGCATCACGCTCACCATGCGCTTCTGCTTGGCCCACAGCAGGCCCGCTTCTTCCGCGTCGACGTCGCTGCTGCCGAAGGAGACGCTGATGTCCACCGTGCCGCCCTCGTAGAGCTTGATCCGCTTCACGTCGACCTTGGCGTCGCCCAGCACGATGGCGCTGTCGTCGCCGATGCCGTGCTCGATCGTGACGGTCCAGCCCTCGTACGTGATGTCGAGCGGGATGGTGTCGATGTCCTTCGAGCGCAGGACGGGCGTTGCCACTTCGACGCCGGGCAGCTGGTCCTGGTCTTCAACGGCCTTGTACAGCGCCTGGCGCAGCGTGGGCGAGATCAGGTCGAGCAGGGTGTTGGCGCCGGTGATCTTCAGGCCGCAGGACACCGCGGGCACGTCTTCGTCGCCGTGCTTCTCGGTGCGGCCGGTGAAGCTGGTCATCGTCGCGTCGATTGGGGAGAGGAACTGGAGCATGGTTGCCTTTCGTAGTGGCGTGGTGGCTGTGGTCAGGCGCTGGCCAGCTTGCTGCGCAGCTCGTAGCCCATGAGCGGCCAGATCGAGGCGATAGCGTTCTCGCGAGCGATTCGGCGGCCAATGTCGAAGTTGAAGTTCTCGGGACTGGCGCAGGCGCTTTGCCCGGTGACGGTGAAGCCGTTGCGCAGGACCAGCACGCAGAACGTCAGGAGCTGAAGTTCCAAAGCGGGCGCACGTGGCAGGTGACCACCAGCAGCACCGAGGACGCCATCGGCGCCGGTGAAGTAGTGCTCGCTGGCGATGTTGTCTTCGATGTCAGCCGGCGTGATGCGCGGGGCCTTGGTGGCGCCGGCTGCAACGATGGCAGCTTCGAGGTTGTCGGTCGGTGTGGTCATGGTTGCCTTTCGTGGCGGTGGAGAAGAAAAAGGCGCCGCATCAACGGGGCCGCGACAAACCTTGCATGGGCACAGGGGGAGGAGACGACCCGAGGTGTCGCGGCGCTCGCCTGGAAAGGGGTCAGGCCTCGATCTCGAAGGCCATGCGGCGGTACATGGCGCGCGTGCGCTCGACGTCGCTGCGGCAGTAGGCGGCCACCTCGTCGATGCGGCCATCGCGCACGGCGGGCCACACATCGGCGCCGGTCATGCCGTCCTTGCCAGGGATGCCCAGCAGGCGGCAGATGCGGTCCATGCTGCCGCCGGAGCGCTGCGAGGCATCCCACATCAGCATGGTGTCGATCACCAGCTCGCTCCACGGCTTCGGGTTGCGCGGCAGGGCGAAGGGCGGCTTCACACCCAGCACCATCGCGCGCTTCCAGATGAAGGGGATGTCGAACGCCACCAGGTTGTGGCCGACCAGCGTGCTACGCGGGCCGATGGCGCCCAGCACGCTGAAGAAGTTGCGCAGCATGGCGCGCTCGGATTCGCGGCTCAGGTCAGCAACCTGGAAGGTCTCGGCCGGCTGGTCGCCGATGGCGTAGCCGATCACGCAGATCTGGCCGACGCCACCGTCGAAGCTGGTCTTCAGCCAGGACGCTTCGCCCTCGGTGTTGCGGTTCTCGTTCAGCCACGCTTCGATGCTGTCGGCCTTCTTGTACTGAGCAGGCGCGGTCACGGCGGCGCAGTGCTCTTCCAGCGCGCCCGGGGTCTGGTCGGGGATGGTCTCGATGTCGAAGTAGAAGGGGGTCATGTGGGGCTCCAGAAGGGGCCGAAGCCCCAGGGTCAGGTCAGAAAGGCTCGTCGTCAGGGATGCGATAGCCGGCATGGCCTTCCATCGCTGCGTCGAAGTCGGCGGCGCCGCCCACGGATGTGGCGGGGCGCTTGGTCGTGCGCTTGTCGATGACCGGCTTCGTGGCCAGGAGCGCGACCATCTCGGCCAAGCGCTTGGGCGTGCTGGCCTTGGCGTACATCTCCGACGCGGTGAGCTCGGTCTCGGCTGAGAACACGCCGAAGATCTCCATGCGCGTGCGGTCCTTGCCCTTGTCGTCGGTCTCCAGCACCTTGCGCAGCAGCAGCCCGATGCGCTTGCCCATGAGGACGGGGTAGCCGGGCACCGTGACGGTCTCGCGGGCGCCCTTCGCCTTGACCCACTTCTCGCAGCGGATCGGGCCTTCCTCGGCCTGTGCCACGCGGGCACAGCAGAGGATGGCGTTCACCGTCTTGAGCGCGCTCAGCGGCTCGCCGTCGCTCTTGGTGTGGTACAGGTCGATGTAGTCGGCCGTCTGCCCGTTGTCGGCCTTGAACGAGAGGCCAAGGCCTTCCGTGCCGGTGCCGGCGGTCAGCTTCTCAGCGCGGGTGATCACGCCGACGTACTTGCCGGGCTCTTGGATGTTCGCGGCGATGACGTCCGCAGCCTTCGCGAGGCTCGAGTCGAGTTTCAACATTTCATGCTTCCTGGGTTGCGCCGTAGTAGGAGACGATCTGCGCATCGACTGCGGCCAGGTCGTTGTCGATGTACGGCTCATCGAACATGCCGAGGGGCGTCTTCACCGTGTCGCTGCCGTTGTTCTTGGTGGCGAACTGGTATTGCCCATCGCGGACCATCGAGCGCATGACGATCGTCACCATGCCTTCCAGCACGATCTTCTCGTCGAGCAGCTTCCCGATGGTCTTGATCTTGGTGTGGCCCAGCTCGTCCGTGGTGGAGTGGCTGAGCAGGTACACGCGGCGGCCCTCGGCCAGCGATGCCGCGGTGGTCAGCACGTCCCACGCGCTGCGGGCGATCTCGTTGTACTTGGCGAAGGCGGCGTTCCCGACTTCCTTGTCGGTCACGCGGCGCATGAACTCGTTCGCCAGGATGTACTGGAAGTCGTCGATCACCACGATCGGGCGCGGGATCTTCGTCATCGCGCCTTCGATGAAGGACGACTTGTCGGTGACGACGATCGAGCCGCTGCCGTCGAGCTTGCTGTACGGCTTCCAGCCGGCGGCGCGGAAGGGGAGGGGCTTGCGCACGGCCTGGATCAGCAGGGTCTGCGCGGGGTCGAGATTGCGCAGGCTGGTGCTCTTGCCGGTGCCGCTCTCGCCGAGGATCATGGAAACGATGGCCATGGGGTCAACTCTTTCAACGTGGGTGGGTGGTGGTGGTCAGAAGGGGCACAAATCCGGGTTGCCGTTGCGGCGCAACCATCGGCAGCGGTGCCACTCGTTCAATGCAGCGCGCCATGCGGCGGCCAGGTCGTGCATCAGGTTCTTCATGTCGTGTCCCTGGTGGTGGTGGAAGAAGGCCGGCGGTCCAGTTGGGTTGCCCACCCGACCCGCGAGGGTCTGCCCTGGATAGCAATCGCGCCGGCCGGAAACTCAGAGCACGCGCGAATCGCGCGGCGGGTCAGTCAGTCGGGTGTCCGGCGGGCCCTGGATCTCGTCGGCGTCATCGCCACCGCCGCAGCCGGTCAGGACGCCAGCAAGCAGGCTCAGCGCGGCGCAAATCAGCGCCCACTTGGCGATGCTGCGCAGGGTGGTCGTCACCCAGGGCCGGGTCTGCTCGGCCTGCTCTTGCTCGAGCACCAGGTCCACGTCGACCGGTGCGGGCATCTCGCCCATGTGCAGCCAGTCCTCGGCCTGCATGTCGTGATCGGGATGCGCGACCAGCTCGGCCAGCAGGTGCGCGGCGGGCTGGGTCGGGTAGAAGATCGGGGCGTTCATGCTGGCACCTTGATGTCGAAGATCAGGCATTCCTGGGGGACCGTGTGGCCGCAGGCGCGGTACTGCATGCGCTCGACTTCGGGGCTCTTGGCTTCGATGGCCACGAACACCACGGCAGCGATCGCGACAGCGGCGACGATGTAGAGGCGGACCATCACAGCCCCCGAGCAGCGGCGAACACCGCAGCGAACGACTCTTCGGACTTGCGCGAGTAGGTCTCGGCGTCCTTGCGGAACTCGGCGGCCGTCTTCTGGTCGCCTTCGGCCGCGGCCTGGTTGGCGTAGGCCAGCGCGCGGATCGACTGGCGGAAGTTGAAGCGGGCCGAGGCCTGCAGCATCTCCAGGCGCGCGGCCTGGTCGTTGTGCTGCGCGATGAAGTTGATGGTGTTCATGCTGATCACTCCCAGTGGTGAGCGCCGATGTGCTCGGCCTGCTCAGAGACGTACTGCTCGGCGATCAGGGACTGCACGCGCTCGGCGAACTGCATCGCGGCGCCGTGTTCGCCGGCCAGGGTCATGCGGGTGAGGTTCAGAAGCGCGCCTTCCAGGGCATCAGCCTGGGGGCCGTTCCAGATGTCCTGCATCACCTCTTTGATCGAGGTGTAGGCCGCCGTCTTGGCGGTGTCGGCGCTCCACTGGCGCAGGATCCCGGCGAACGGGTCCAGCTTCATCGCGCGGGCCACGTCGGCCGGCAGGCGTTCGCTGATGGTGATCGCGCGGCTCTCGTCGCGCTCCAGCGCTTCGTATTGCTCTTCGGTCAGCTCGTTCATCTTCATCCCCTGTGTGGTCCTGCCTGTATCGGCTGGCATGGGGAGAATATTACATGCGCGGTAACGACGCCGCAAGCATTATTTTTACCGAAGCGGTAATGTCGTGCCGAGGATGCGCAATCAGTCACGCACTCGGCGCGGTAACGAATCCGGGTGTCATTTCAGGGCATGCGGGCGCCTATGCAGGGGGTTGGGTTGATCCCCCGACCTGCATCCCTGTCTTCAAGACCTGAAACCCCTGCGGGACCACATCGGCGGCTCGCTCGTTCGTCTGGTGGGTAGCCAAACCAGGGGAGCGCATCCCTGCCCGAATCAACCCGTTACGCCGCGTTCCCGAGTCGGCTGATCGGCCGTCGCCCGGATGGTCCCCCTGCGTACACCATGCCCGCAGGGGTCGGGCGTCTCGTGCGCCGTGTCGGTCTGTTGTGCGGTGCGGGCCGATGCATGCCCGGTAGCTGCTGTGTCTCTGGATCGCCGCCCTTCCCAGGGAGACGCAAAGAAAAAGCCCTTCGGGCCTTGCGCTCCCACGTGACGGCGTGGCCCTTTCGGGCTAGGAACGCAAGAGCCGAAGGGCTCGGGCTAGATTCTCTGTCTTGCCGTCACGCTAGACGGCGCGATTGTAGGGCAAAAGTACCGCAGCGGTGCAATTCCGGTAACTACGTGCCCTCCGTGCTGTCTGGCCGCCGCAGCCTGGCCAGCTCGGCAAGGTGCCGGGCGTGCTGCACAAGTTGGGCTTGAAGGTCTACATCAAGACCTCGAAACAGGTCGAGAACGTCCGCTTCTTCGGCTGTCTCGGCGTCGCTGTGATCCATATCCATCCATCCCTGGGTTCTTCCAGTTCCGGACTCTAGCTTCCTCGCCGTCTTGTCGCCGATCTTCAGGGGCACCCCAGGTGAGCGGGGTTTCCTGTCCTTGATCTGCGAAATCAACCCTGGCGCTACCCCGGTGAGTTCGGCTAGGCGCGCGGCCGCACCCCGCCCATCCCCGGCCTCCTTCAGTAACAGGTCGAAGTTGTGGAAGCGGATTTCTTGAATGGTGCGCATGTGGATTTGTACCGCTTACCGGAGCGGGTAGGTTCATCGCGCGGTAAGGCTCCGTTTTGGCTTGAAGTTACGCACGCGGTAATATAGGATCCGTGCCCATGACAAAGCTCTTCCACGAACGCGGGCTCAAAGCCCGCATCTGCAAGGATCTCAAGATCCGCCCGGCGAGCCTGACGAAGTGGGACCAAGAGGGCCGCGTGCCTCCTCGCTGGTGCCCGGCCATCGAGCGCGTGACTGGCATCCCATCCGAAACCCTCAACCCTGACGTTCGATGGCATCGGGTCCGAGAAGCAGGCTGGCCCAAGGGCCTGCCGGTGCTGGTGGTGGTCCCGACCATCGATGTATCGGCCCCCGCCGCCAAGACTGAACCCCTGGCCCCCGCCACGGAAGGCGGTGCGTGATGGGTGGCCGCAAGATCAACGGCCCGAGGTGGGAGCGCGAGCACCCCACCGAAGCGCGCATCTTGCGCAGCATGGAGGGCAAGACCCTTGCCGAGATGGCGCAGGCCACCGGTGTGCGTGAAGAGGCGACCCGCAAGCGCTGCCAGGCGCTGGGCATCAAGTACGCCCACAGGGCGGTCGGTTGCGCCAAGGTCAGCACGTGGCGCGCGCCTGAGCAGTACCCGAGCGTCTTCCACTACGCCCACGGCGTGACGCTGGGCGACATGCAGCGCTGGCAGCGGCACGGGGTGCAGGGGGCCAGGGCATGAGCACCGACCGCGAAGCCGCGCACCAAGCGCGCGAGAACGTCATCCACGCCGCCGCCATCCGGGCCGCCCTGTGCGCTGCACGTGGCCTGCCGCCGTCGTCGGCGTGCCGGGTGCAGTCGTGGAACCCTCCGCCGACCCACTGCCAAGCATGCGGGGCCAGTCCTGCCGATGCTGAGCGCTGCGAGCACTTCGGGGTGTGTGAGCTGCCAGGCCTTACGGATTCTGAAGGGGGAGAGATCTGATGCGCGAGTACGCCAAGCTGTCGCCGAAGTTCTGGCAGGCAGGGACAGGTCGAAAGATCCGCGCGAAGGGTGCTGAAGCGACCGTCGTCGCCCTGTACCTGATGAGCTCGCCCCACTCCAACATGCTCGGCCTCTACTACCAGCCGATGCTCTACATGGCCCATGAAACCGGCTTGGGCATCGAAGGGGCTTCGAAGGGGCTTCGCGGGTGCATCGAAGCTGGGTTCTGCCTCTTCGATGAGGCTTCAGAGATGGTGTGGGTGGCCGAGATGGCGGCTTACCAGATCGGCGACTCTCTCAAGAGGGACGACAAGCGCACGAAGGGCATTCAGACCGAGTACGACGCACTGCCGTCGTGCCCGTTTCTGCCCATGTTCTTCGAGCGCTACGGGCAGGCCTTCTGCATGACTTCGAAGCGTGATTTCGCCGAATCCGGCGAAGCCCCTTGCAAGCCCCTTCGAAGCCAAGAGCAAGAGCAAGAGCAAGAGCAAGAGCAAGAAATACAACCTGCTGCGCAGGTTCCCGCTCTTCGTGCCGAAGACCGCCCGCAGCTCGCCCTGGTCGCTGAAGTCGAGACCTCAAAGCCCAAAGGCCTTCCGGACTGCCCCCATGGCGAGATCCTGGCCCTCTGGGCTGAAGTGCTCCCGACCATGCCGCAGCACAACCCGGCCATGTGGGGCGGAACCCGGGCCGACCACCTCCGTGCCCGGTGGCGGGAGACCGCCAAGGCCAAGGGCTGGACCGATAAGGCTCAAGGCCTGGCCTACCTGCGAAAGCTCTTCGGCTACATCAACCGCAGCGACTTCCTGACCGGCCGTGTGCCGCCGCGTGATGCCGCGAGCCATGTGTTCGAGATCGAACTTGAGTGGCTCGTGAACCCGACCAACTGGGCGAAGGTGCACGAGGGGAAGTACGACAACAAGAAGGTCAGCCATGCGTGACCCCATCTGGAGCCAAGAGGCCGAGCAGTCGCTCATCGGCTGCGTGCTGATCGACCAGCGCTGCCTGCAGCACGTTGGGCACATCGAGCCGTCCGAGTTTGCCCACGCCGATCACGTCGCGATCTGGGCCGAGATCAAGCGCATGGACGCGGCCCGGGATTCCGTCGACGTCGTGACCCTGGGCGCTGCGCTGGGTGCCACCGTGTCCGATGCGGTGGCCTACCTGGGCGAGCTGTCGCGCTCGATGCCGCCGATCGGCATGGCCCGGCGGTATGCCGAGGTCGTCCGCGAGAAGGCCCAGCGCCGCGCGCTGCTCGACGCAGTGACCGAAGCGGCCGAGCTGGTGGCCAGCCAGACGCCGATCGCCGAGGTGCTGGAGAAGGTGGGGGCTGCGTTGTCTGGCCTGCACCGCGCCGGCATGAAGCGTGAGCCGCGCCGCCTGGGCGACATCGCTCGCGAGCGTCTCGACCACTACGACGCCCTTGCGCGCGGCGATGTGCCGCCGGCGTGGCCGTGCTCCATCGGTGCGCTGAATCGCGCGCTGTCGGGCGGATTCCGGCCCGGCAAGGTCTACTTCATCGGTGCCCGGCCCGGCATGGGCAAGTCCTCGCTGTCCGCCCAGATCCTGATGGACCTGGCGCGCGGTGGGCATCCTGGCCTGTTCCTGTCGCAGGAGATGGCGTCCGAGGAAGTCACCGACCGCGCCGTTTCGAACCGCGGTCGCATCGACTTCGGCCGGCTGCTCAGCGGCAAGCTGTCCGACAGCGACTGGGGCCGCGCCACTGAGATGCTCGACGAGATCGGCGCCTTGCCGGTGTGGGTCGACGACCAGCCGGCCCTGTCGATCGCCGACATCCGCCACAAGGTGCGAATGGTCCCGGGCATCAAGGTCGTGGTGCTGGACTACCTGCAGCTGTGCAGCCGGTCGGGCACCTCGAGCGCGAGCAACCGCAACAGCGAGATCGAGGAAATCAGCCGCGGCCTGAAGGCGCTGGCGATGGAGCTCGGCCTGTGCGTGATCGCGCTCAGCCAGTTGAACCGTGAGGTCGAGAAGCGGCCCGGCAAGCGCCCGGTGCTGGCCGACCTGCGCGACAGCGGTTCGATCGAGCAGGACGCCGACGGGATCTTCTTCCTGTGGCCCCTACGCGATCTGGAAGGCGAGGGCCGGCTGATCGGCCTGGACGTCGCCAAGAACCGGCAGGGCCGCCCGGGCGTGGAGATCGCGCTCGACTTCCGCGGCCAGCAGCAGCGATGGGTGGAGAGCACCGAGCCCATCCGCACCGA